CCGCCGTTGATGCCTGGACCAGCAACAGAAGCACCGCCGCCGCCTCCTGTTGCAGTGATTGAACTAAATACTGAGTTTGTACCGCTGCCGCCTCTTGCATCGGCTCCACCGCCGCCACCTGCGCCGCCGACTGTGACTGTCGTTGGAACTCCAGCGGTTACGGCAAGACCCGTGGCAGTCAGGTAGCCACCTGCGCCGCCACCGCCCCCGCTTGAATTGGCGTTTGAGGAACCGCCGCCGCCCCCGCCTGCGCCTGCAATGACAAGATATTCAACTGTTGCGGGGCCGAGGTAAGGCGCTGCTGCTGCTCTTTTGTACCCAAACGCTGATGCGCTTGCTAATGAACTAAGTATTGGCATGATTTCCCCTTATGCAAACTTTGTTTGTGTTTCTAAAACTGTAAAAGTAGCAGAAGCAGTTTTAATAATTGTAAATGAATAGGCATCAATTGCACTTGCATTACCAGAGGTAATAGCAGCAGGAACTTTAGGAGTTACTGAAGAACCATCAATTTGAAATGCGTTTGGATAGTATGCAGTAGTACCGTTTGTGTTAAGCCAAACAACAGTAAGCGCATCACCTACATTCATAAAAGTATTTAATGAAACGGTGGCTGAGTACCTAAAGTTAAGAGTATGGTTTGCTGTTGCGTTTGTTGTGTAATACCAAACTGAAGCAGTTCCAACATTAAAGTTAATTGTTCCAGTTGCTGCTGCTGCAACAACATTTACATCTTCATTTAAACCTCTAACTATATTATCAACTAGAGTTCCAGTAGCAACATTAGATGAACTAAGACCATTATTAACTGCTGTATTAACAGTAGGGCTTGTGAGAGTTTTATTTGTAAGTGTATCTGTTGTTGCTCTACCAACCAAAGTATCTGTTGATGTAGGCAGCGTAATAGTTCCAGTATTTGTAATACTAGAAATTACTGGAGTAGCAAGAGTAGGGCTAGTACCAAAAACAAGAGCACCAGTTCCAGTCTCATCAGAAATAACTCCTGCTAGTTGAGCAGAAGTAGTTGATGAAAGTGTAGCAAGAGTATCTGATGTCTTAACTAAAGTAGCAGATGAAGGAATAGTTGTACCGTTAACAGATGTAGCGGTAGCCACACCAAGTACGGGAGTTACTAGCGTTGGACTAGTATTCATAACAAAAGTAGAACCAGTACCAGTTTGAGAAGCAATACTAGTTACTGAACCAACAGATGTTATAGGACCACTAAGGTTGCTTGGTGCAACTGTTGCTGCCATTACATAAGCAGTTGTAGCAATCTGAGTTGTATTAGTATTAACAGAAGCAGTAGGTGCTGCAGGCACACCAGTAAAAGTAGGAGAAGCAAGTGGTGCTTTAAGGGCTAGGTTATTAGTAACAGTAGTTGCAAAGTTTTCATCATCACCTAAGGCTGCAGCCAACTCGTCAAGAGTATTTAATAATGTAGGAGCAGAGGCAATAACAGTTGCTAGACCAGCAGTAACTGCTGCATCTACATAAGCAGTATTGGCTGCATCTGTAGTATTAGCAACAGGTGTACCAAGACCTGTAATTTTATTTGCACCCATAGCAATAGCACCAGACATAGTGCCACCAGCAAGAGGTAAAGCAAGAGATGCACCACCAGTTACTGTTCCAGTTAAGTTACCAGTTACGTTACCTGTTACATTGCCAGTTACTGCACCAGTCAAAGGACCAGAGAATAAGGCTGCAGTTACAGTACCAGAGGCAGTTAAGTTAGCAGCAGTTGCTGTGCCAGTCATAATAGGTGCGCTAATAGTAGGTGTTGTAATTGTTGGGCTAGTAAGAGTTGTATTAGTAGTTAAAGTTTTGTTAGTTAGAGTCTGTGTGTTAGTTGTACCAACTACTGCACCTGTTGCACCGTGTCCAGTGGTTGCTTCACTATGTGCATTGGCTTCATTTAAGTCACGACCAATAACCATGTGGCGCACAATTGCACCAGCGGAGTGAATTGAACCACTGCCAGCATTATCAACACCTCTAACAATAGTTAAAACAGAACCAGATACTCCAGTTACATCTACAATTTCTTCAACAGCAGTATCTGGGTCAATGACAACACTATAAGTTTCACCGCCTGATGGTGTTACTGATGCCATTAAATTGCCTACGCTGCCTACAGTCATAGTTGTAGCAACAGCAGTAATACCGCTGTTTAATGTAGTCTGTTGAGAACGAGATGAGTATTTTCTAATTGTCATTTATCTGCCTATCAAAGGGAGTAGTGGACACGGATAGGATATTTGTCTTGCTGGTTCTTAATTTCTTCATTTAATCGTTGATTAAACAAAGCATAGACTTGCTTAGTAAGTGATTGAGATGAACCGTACGGACGCTTGGAATCTGTCTCATCTGCCTGTGGGCTAACCATTGACGCACGTGCTGGGTCAAGGTTAGATAGCAAGCGATAGGTAGCACCAAGAATAATTAAATCTTTACAGGACTCAGGCAGACCAGTTTGTGTTGTAAACACATCTGCGTTAGTAGTAAATGGAACTGGGTCAGTAGCATATACAACCTGAACAGTACGTCCCGAAGGGATGTAATCATAGATAGATACAGTCTGACCGCTAGTAAATGCAGTTGAGTTAGCATTACCATCAAAGCGGTAACTGCGAATAGGAATCCATTCTTTACTTGAACCTAATGCTTGATATGCAATACTAAGAATTTTACTAATGTTTAATGTAGTACCAGTAGTAGGCAACCTAAAGGCTGAGACTGCAGAGTTAGATGTAATTGTAGTTGTTGCAGCAGCAAAAATAGATGCACCAATTGCGTTAATAGTATCGTTAATTGCTCGCTTAATTACAAAACGTGGAAATGTAGGAGCAATAGTAACTTTAGTACCTTCTGTGTGTGCAGCAAGAGTAGTACCTAGATATGCTCTACCATAAGGAGCAATAGTTGCAGTGTTACCAACTCGGTCATAGTTATCTACCCAAAATAGTTCTTCATCAATCTCAATAATACCCTTACCTACACTGTCAGTAGATGCAAGAGATAGAGTAATTGGTGCAGCAATAGTTGAAGCAGTTGCTGCAACGGCTGCTGTAATGTGAGTAGCACGGTCTTGTTGAAGTGTGTAACCTGAAAGGTTCATTGACACTTCATTAATCATATCTGTTAGAGTAGTCACTATATAGTCCTTAATGCATCGCTTGCAGATTTACCAGTAGTACCAGCAAGTTCATTGCAGATAGCATTGAGTCCTTTGTATGCAGAGGGTTGACGGTTAGCATTAGCCTTTATATTAAGTGCTGCGATAAGTCCCAAGCCAGATGTACCAGCGTAAACATTGGCAGCACCTTGTGCAGCCTTGCCAGTTGTACTAGCAAGACGATTTAATTCTGCTGTTAAACTACTACCCGCTGTTCCTGCCATTATCTATACCCCGCTACTTTCTTTGCTATTGATTTAGGTTGCTTTACAAATTGCTTACCTTTGGCGTTGCCCCTAGCCTTGGCTTTATTAGTTGCTGCTTTTTCTGCAGAACTTAGAGAAGCCCAAGCAGCAGCAGGCAAATATCTTTTCTTGCCTTTTGATGGCTTGCCGTCAGAAGTTTTCCACTTCTGTGCGCTCCAATTTTTAAGAGACTGTTGAGACTTAGCCAATGCCATTACTTGTATCCTCCGCCTGCCTTCTTGTAACGAGCAGCAAGCAATTGAGCCTTACGAGCAGACCACTCACCAGGGTCTCCCCCTGCAGAGCCAGCCTTAATGCTCTTAAATAGTTTTTCACGCATTCCTGGTTTGGTGTAGTTACCAGCAGCATTGACTGTAGATTTCTTTTTAGTAGCCATTATTTCTTAGCCTTGTTTCTCTTAGATATGGCAGCAGCCTTAGCCTTTGCATCAGCCTTAGAACTAGCACCCCAAGCCTGCAGTGATAGAAGTAAACGAGTTGGCGAGCCGTCAGGCTTGCGTTCTGGTCCTGGCATTCCGCCCATACGGGCTAGAAAGGATGCCCTTCTAGGGTTGTCTCCAGACTTTACAGGGGCTTTGAGAGTGCCGCCCCTATAAGATGCTCTGCCTTTGGCATTGAGTCCACCAGCGGGGTTCTTGCCTTCTTTACGTGTCCAGGCTGCTGTCATTATTTTTCCTTAGCCATACTTGTGAGTTTGATAATAGAACTTCTGATTCATCTTTGACTGCCCCTACAAAAGTATCTATTGACCAGCCTGGCTGGAACTCAATACCTCTAGGGTCTTCCCATAGGTAGTCATCAAATGCAATAATCCCACCTGGCTTAAGTAATCTCCAAGCAAGTACGGCATCTTGTAGCACACCTTCTGCGGTATGGTCTCCATCAATGTAGATGAAGTCATAAGTTGGTTCTTCAACAGAACGAAGAAACTCTTTGCTGTCCATTTTGTACTTAATTACATTAGGTCGAAAAGCAATTCGTGAGTCGTATACACGCTCAACGTCTAACCAGTCCATAGCCTGATGTTCTTGCTCATCTGAGCCAGTCCAAATGTCAACATCTTCTAGCACGGAGTTCTTTGTAACAAGTACGTTATCTACCAGCCATACAGTTGCATCGCCTGTAAAGGCACCAATCTGTAAGAACCTAAGACCAAACTTTCCAGCAAGCGGTAATAATTGTGACTTAAAATTTTCTTTTCCAGTCACATCAAACCAATTAGGATATTTAGTTTGCATAACCCTTACCTCTACCAAAAGCATCGTAGTAGTTCTCGTCCATATTAAATCGCTTCATATGTCCTACAGTTGCAGCGGTATCACACCACAAAGGAATCTCTGCTTTATTTGCTACTGCAAAGAAATAAATGTCTTCACCAGTAAATTGCTTATTAGCACCTACTTCTGTAAAGAATGGTATTCCTGGCAATGCTTCTTTAATTCTTGTTATTACGCTGCGGTGCATTAGGCAAAAGCCCATACCAGCAGCACTTACTTGCATAAAAGTATTTTTAGGTAATGGGTCTATTCTTCTAATCCCAATACCTTCTGGCATCTCAGCAAACTCATAAACAGTTGCTAAGGGTTTCATCAATGGTTGCTCTGGTTCATTACTTGTAAAGTAAACACCAGTAAGCAATGGAATATCTACGGCATCTCTACGTTTCCAAAGTTTAAGAAACTTTTCTGGAGTAATCATAATATCTGAGTCAAGCCAGAGTAGCCAATCAGATTTATTATTATCATACCAACGATTGACTAACATCTCTCGTTGCTGTGCTATTTGATTACCATGAGCACGTATTGACCCAGAAAATTCTACGCCTGAGTTTATAAGAGTATCTACAACACCCTCCATAAACTTTCCATCTACCATACCATTGTCGCACCAAGCGACTGCTAAGGTTTCTTTCTTTTGTTTAGTCATTGTCCCCACCTTTGTTAGTTACTTCTTTTTGTAAATGTCAGGATATTTCTTTTGAAGTAGTTTAAGCATTGCTGCATCTTCTGGAGTCATTGGAGGAGCCTTAATAGGCTTAAGTACTTTTGCAAGTCCACCAACTAATTTAACTTTAGGCTTAGCCTTAGGCTTAGGAGTAGGCATTACTTCTTCTTGCCCATCTTTTTCATAGGCTTCTGAACCATCTTCTTACCAGACTTTTTTGCTGCTTTCTTTGCTGCCATTTTACCTGCTGCTGTGTATGGAAATTCCATTTTTCCGACCATTGGCATTATTGTATTCCCGCTTCCTTGAGTTCTCGCATTACTGTGGCTGTTGGTTTGTCTATTTTTTGTGCTTGTACCATTGTACCGCCATCATATGCTGCACCTAATCTATCGGATGCATCATGTGCCGCTTCTATCTGTTTTCTTTTTGTACCGTTAGGCTGGATGCCTTGTGCTCTAGCGCTACGATATGCTTCGAGTTCAGAGTTCCATTTTTTCTGTGTAGTGCCACTTGCGATTACATCGCCTCTAGCATCACCTGCATTTAACTGAAGGTTCTTAGCCTTACAGCCAAAGCAATCCTCATTGCATTGAGTATGGTCAATAGAAACTTCTTCATACTCAAATGGCTTGTCTGCCGTTACATCACATAATACGCAACCCCAAAGGGCTACTTCAAAGTTATGGTCTGCGCTAAATCCCCACTCAAGTACCTTGCTAATATGTTGGTGCATTTGTCCCTACTCTGTTGTAAAGTTAGCCGAAGTTACAATTCCGTCAGCAATCATTGCCGTTCTAATAGCCTCAGTAATTCCAGTATGTTGACATCCGCCCATATAGTAAGCAGTGTAAGTTGCTAACTCATCTTCGGTTGGATACTGCGTAAGATAATAAACACCAGCATCTAAGATGATGGTATAACTTTTAGTTCGTTGTTTAAAGTGTGTGAACAAACGGTGACCACCAATGTGACCCTGTTCTAGGGTTGGTGTTACAAGTGTGTATGTTGCCATTGTTCTCCTTAATGAACTTACCAAGAGGCAGGGTTTCCCCTGCCCCTCAGTCAATCAATTAAGCGACTGATGAACCGTTAAGAATACGATACAGGGCTGCTTCGCGGTAACGCTTGAAGCCTAGTACGCCGTACCAACCCATTGGGCGGAAACGCATCAACTGGTCAATGACTGGACCGATAACTACATGTGGCTCTTCAGCAACGGCTTCAGCCAGTGCTTCCTTACCACAAAGAATTGTACGGTATACCTTGGCGCTTGAAGCACCGTCAGTATCGTTGAACATACGAGCAGACTCTACAAAGTAGGCTCCTTCATATGAACCAATTTCTCCAGCCCAAATGTTGTCATTTGAGTTGTACTCGTGAGGCAAACGCCATCCACCAGCACCAGTCTCAGCACGAAGGTCGTGTGAAACTTCTGGGTGAATACCTGCCCAGTACATTGAACCCTTACGAGGAACTGACAGACCTGAACGCAACTTAGCAACAGCCTTACGGATGTTAGCAGAAGTGATTGTATCTGTAGCAGCAATTGTTACTGTGTTAGTACGTGTACCACCGTAGATGATGTTTGTGCCACCACGAAGTTCAGTCTGTGCAACTGTATCAATTGAACCTGCAAGGTTGAAAGCGATAATGTTAGCAATTGCTGGGTCTACATCAGCAAGGCTGAATAGTTCCAAAGCACGTGTAACAAGGACAGAGTTACCATACTCAGCAAGAGTAATAGTAACTGATGTTGGAGCAGCAATCTGTACTGAGTCACGCTCAGTTGATTCTGTCAAAGCAGTTGTCTGTTCAGACAGGTCTGCGTATAGTTGTAGGACTACGGTTGAGCCAGGGTTTGCTAACTTAGTGGGCTTCTTATCTGCGACACTACGAATTAGGGGTTCTGAACGCAACGCAAAGTCTAATAGTCGGTCATACGCCTTTTGGACGAGACCTGCAGCACCAGCGGTACCAGCGAGATTGCCAGTAGAGGATGTATATGCATTAGCCATTGTTGTTCACCTCCTAGGTGAGTTGTGAAATTACTATGTATTTATTACTGTTGAGAGTAGATAATTTGATTCAATTCTTCTGCGGATGCCGCATTATTAATTCGACTCAATAAATCTTCTGCTCGGTCAGGGGTCGTACCAAGTTGAGTAACTACATCTTGCTGCCGCAAGGCTGCTCGATTAAGTTCTCTTTCTTCGTTTACCTCTGGCTGTGTTAATCCAAACAAGTCTCCATTATCTAAAAGCCAGTTATTAACCGACTCTTCGCTAATATCATCCAAGTCTTTCAGGATTAATCGTTGTGCCTTTGGATTGACACCCTTCTGTTCTAGGACCTCTTTGACTGTACGCTCACGCTGCGCCTTGGATAATCCCTCAAGTTGCTCAGTGAGTTCCTTGATACGCTTCTCATCGTTGCGCTTGGCTTTCCGTAACTTTTTAAGTAAGTCACTTCCATCCATCTGCACTTCGTTGTCGGTATCTAGGTCGTCTTCGTCTTCATCCCAGTAGTTGTTGCTCATAGCAACCCACCCTTCTATTCGTTTGAATCGCAAGCCTCAGATTCTAGTCGGGGAACTAGCCTGGCTCTTACTACCAGTCTT